CCGGCCGGCCATTCTGCCGGCCACACAGGCCGAGAAAAAAGCCTGGAAGCGCGGCGTCACGGAGGGCTGGGCAGCCGGCGCCGCGGCCGCGGACGAACTTTTTTCCGTGAACATGAACCGGCTCGTCGCCGACTACCGCGGCATCCTGCGCTTCAGGATGCTGGCGCGCAGGGGCATGGTCAGCCTGCCCGTGCTGGCCGAGGGACGCCTTGCCGTGCGCGTGGAAAAGCGGACCCTGGACGTGGGGGAAACCACGTTCCGCATCAGCGTGCCTGCCGAATTCCGGGATATGGAAAACTGGTCAGCCGGCACGGACGGGAGGGAGGAATGACAGAACTCTTTCCCGAGCCCCTGCGCCACGAGCTCACCCGCTCCCAGATGGACCGCATCCTGCTCTGGTGTGTGGAAAAACGCGCCTCGGACATTGTTTTCTGTCCCGGAGATCCCGTGTGGATGGAGCAGGACGGCGTATGGCGCAGGGTGACGGACGCGGGGCTCACGCCTTCGGAGACGGAGCGCATCGTCAACGAGACGACCATGCAGGCCTCGCGCGCGGGATACGTGCGCTCCGGCAGGAGCACGGACTACGCCTACCAGACCCGCGTGCCGGAAAGCCGGGGCGTCTGGCAGCGCTTCCGCGTCAACGCGACCAGCACGAGCAAGGGCATCTACATTGTCATGCGCGCCCTGCCCCGCGCCATCCCCACACTCGGCGACATGGAAGGCATCAGTGACAGTCTGCGCCGCGCCCTCTACCCCGCCTCCGGTCTCGTCTGCGTCTCGGGCGTCATGGGCTCCGGCAAATCCACCCTCCTCGCCGCCGTCATCCGCACGGGCCTCTCCGGGGCAGCAGCGGGGCGCCAGGTCCTCACGCTCGAGGATCCCATCGAGTTCGACTTCACGGGCGTGGACGCCAGCCAGCGTGAGGCGCCCATAGCCCAGTCCCAGATCCACACGGACGTGCCGGACTGGCCGTCAGGCGTGCGCTCCATGACCCGCCGCAAGGGGGAAATCGTCATGGTGGGCGAGTGCCGCGACCGGGAAACCCTGAGCGCTCTCCTCTCCTGCGCCGAGCAGGGCGTGACCGTGTATACGACTGTGCACGCACAGGACGTGCCCCAGACCGTGACGCGCATGGTGGACGCCTTTCCATGGGAGGAACGCGCCCAGGCCGCCTCCGTGCTCAGGGCCAACCTGCGGCTCATCGTGCACCAGCGCCTCGTGCCCCGCGTGAGGACGGAAGAGGACGTCCGTGCCGGCGTGCCCGGCCGCGTCGCCCTGCGCGAGTACCTCGCCTTCGGGGAGGACGAGAGGCAGTATCTCTATACCGTTCCCCTTCAGGATCTCATCCCGGCCGTGCGCCGCCTCGTGACCGGACGCGGGCACTCTCTCCTCGCTGACGCCCGCGAAAAATACAGGGAAGGCAGCATAAGCAGGCCCGTCCTTGCCGCCATTGAGCAGGAACAGGCCCGGTCAGGTGACGGCGTATAAAAATAAAAAACGTTTATCTCTTTAAAAACCATAAGGAGACACCTTGTATAGCACCAGTGTCATGTGGCGCGACACGGCGCGGCCCGTGCGCATCGGCTTTCTGGACGCGCGGGCCGCGGCAGGGGCCTTTGTCTGGCTCCTGCACATGTCGTGGCCCACGTTCTGGCTGTCGCTCTTCCTCGCGGCCGGTTTTGTGGCGCTCGGCCACTTCGGGATAACGCCTCCGGCCTTTCTGCGCTCCCTCCGGTTCGCCCTTGCCGGAAGTGAGCGTCCCTGTTTTTCGCTTTACCAGGAAAGGAATACGTATTTAGCGCAAATTCAACAACTTACAACATATCCTGCACCAAACTTATGGTGCAGGCCGGAAAAGGCGCCGCAGAGAGCCCCGAAAGATAATTCCTTTCGGGGCCTTTTATTTTATTAGTCCGCGTCAAGCATTGCCTGCACAGCCGCTCTCCAGCGGGTGGGAACCTCGTCAATGGTCATGCGCCCGGTCTTAATCATCCTGTAGTAGATTTTAGCCATTTTTTGCCTCCAGTTTCGCAATACGCTGTTCAAGTTCAGCCGCGTAGGCGGCAAGGTCAAGGGCGGCCGCGTCCGATTCTTCTTTGTCGGAGGCAGAAGTCACACCCAGTTCAGCCACAGCTGCCTCTTTGCGCCGTTCTTCTTCCGCGGCCTTTTCTTCTTCGGTCTGCTCCGGGCGCGTCAGCGATGCGCCGTCAGGAAGCGGCCCCAGCTCCTTCATTTCCAAGGGCGCGCTGTTGAACGTAGCTCCTTTCGGCCAGTACTGAACACCCCTGTGGTCTTCGACTTCAGCCCACCCCGACCCGTTCCAGGCAGCAGTGTACCCGGTGCGTTTGGCCGGAGGCTCTGTGAATGTGGCGTTAGCCGGAAGAAGGTACACCTCCCGCCCTTCCAGTCGTGACCTTACGGGATCAGGGAAACAGGGCACCGGCTCAAGGAATTCATGCGTAGTGGTTGAATACATGTATGCTTGCATTTAAACACCTCCTTATTCATAACGAATGCAGGGGAGAAGGCAGAGAGCGGGCGGCTGAACTGTATCGCTTCTCCCGTATATGGGGTTGGAACGGGAGGCATCAATCATAAGGTCCCGCTTTCCCTTACCAGATGAACCTGCAACAATACCAGCATTATACTCGCCCCAATAGAAAGCACCTTTATCAGGGTAAAGACCTTGATTTACACCATCGCTATTAAGAAAGGTCGCCTTGCCCGTGATATTCGGCAGTCCGGCGTCAATCACGGCTCCCACGTCTTTGCGTTTCGCCGGATCATACCACGGGACTTTGCCTGCCAAATCTGGCAACCTAAAATGAATCGGGTCACTATATATTGGATCTTCAACTGGGGGATCTATACCAACTAAATAAGGCGGAGTAAAAGTCTTCCCAATTGCGGCGAATAGAGCGGCGTAATCAGACGTGCCCACGGCAGCGCCATTGCAGACTAGCCACCCCCCCGGAGGCGTGGGCAGAGCGAACCAGCGGATCTCGCCGATGACCGCTCCACGCCGCAATGTGTTATCTGTGCTGTCGAGGGCATCACACTTGGCTTTTAGCGCGGCCATGACTGACCGGATAGCGTCATTAATGTTTTTAGCCGGGCAATGCTCGGCTATGTTAATCCCATCAATGGACGTGTTCTCGTCGGCGGTCGCCGACCAATCGGAAACTCCAGCCATTAGTTACCTCCGGACAAAAGCAATCCAAAGCTGATAAAAATCATGCCGTAACATCTGCGTAGCTGATAACAATAGCGTCCACCTCTTCCTTGGTCTTGCAGGCCTCGATCTGACTGCGCAGGGCCCACTTCCTGGCGTATAGATTGTTTCCGTAGCTGATGAGCTCCAGCTGGATTGTCTTCAGCTGTTCCAGCGTGAGCTCCACCAGCTGATTGTCGAAAGTCATGAAACTGACTGTATCCCTGCCGGTGGCGGTCATAGCCGTAATCAGGCCGTCAACGTTTTGTTTTGCGGTTGTATTCGCGTTGGCCGTATAGCCCACGGAAGACTGGATACTGACAGAGGAAGAGACCTTAGCCTCTTCCATGGCGCGGTTAAGTTCTGCCAGTTTGCGGGACTTTACGTTTTCCAGTTTGTTATATTCGGCGTCCTGCGCGGCTTTTTCTTTTTCCCTTCTCGCCTTTTCCGTGTTCCAGAACTGCACATAGGGAGCAACGGCGCGTTCATAGTCAGCCGCCGTAAGAGGCTCACCCGTGAAGCCGTCCAGCTCAAGTGTCCCGCTTCCGTAATGCCACTGAATGGCGTGTACTTTTTCGTGGCCGGCTACAGGCGGGAAGCTGAACTGCATAGGGATACCGTTGACAGAGATAACGCCATCCCCGGGAATTACTGTGACATGTTCTTCCATCTTTTATTCCTTTATCGCTTTCATTGTGTTGTTGTGGTTAGCCTGCACAAGGCGGGGCTTCCCGCTGGCAAGCGTGTAGAACTGCTCCCGCAGGGCACGGCCTTCCTCGATATTTTCACACCGTGCGGCGCTCACCTCAGCCCCAACCTTCGACATTTCACCGGCCAGCATGCCGGTGACGTTTGCCTGCTCCATAAGGAGCATGGGAGTAAGGGTGAACGCGCACCCCTCAAAGGAGGCGTTCACACTGTCCTTGCTCCCGGTGTAGCTCATCCAGAGTTCACACCCGCCGTTTTTGTTGTGTTCGGGGCATTCTGAGAAATTCCTGAAAGGGCATCCTGCCATTACACTCTCTCCGCTAAAATTGTATCCAAATAGTTCACATTGAAATCTATACTGTGGGCATGGGCGTTGTTCCAGGTCCCGTGACCGTGAGAACCGTTGCCGCCGTTCCAGCCTACGGCATCACCGTAGTAGTTGCCGGAACCGTTCTGCCCGCCATAACGGGCCACGGCCCACGCATCCCAGCCGCCGCCGCCAGCGTCGACAAACAGTTCCCACAGGCCGTGAGTGTGCGAGGGGATCTGCGCGAGAGAAAGCGTTGTCTCGTAAACACCCATGGATATGCTATTGCTTGTCGTCCCCCTGCCAGCAACAAAACAGTCCGTAAACGTTTTTCCGTTCGTCCGGCTTCCGGGCTTGCCGGAAGTAAGGCGAAGTGCGCAGTTGTCGTAATCGGTAATTTTCTTCCATCCGGAGGGCGCGGCTTCCTGTTGGAAGAACATGCGGCACCCGGAGGGGAAATATTTGTCGAAGTTGGTTTGCGCGCTGGAGACGGCCGCCGCAATATCAGCGGTTACGTCTTCACGGTATGCCGCGAGATCCGCCATGAGCTGACGGATAGCGTTGTTGACGTTGGACGGCAGACACCCCTCCGCTACATTAATGCCACTGATAGAAGTGTTGTTGTCAGCTGTCGTGCTGTAGTCTGATACGGGCATTTACTTCTCCTTCTTCTTCTTCTTGCCATGCCGCATATACCCGAGAAGGCCGCCGCCGCAGCTCCCCTTGCCATGTTCTCCGTGGTTCTCCGGATATAGGGCCCAGCGTCCGGGTATTCCAGTCTGTGGGGGGCGGCGTTGCGCATGAGGTTCACGCCATACATAGGCGAAAGAAGCCCCCGCTCCACTTCATTAAAAACGGCCGTATTGCGGTTGTCCAGAAGCCGGTCAACAGACGGCCCGAGAAGCGGGATTTTAGAGAAAGTCGGGGTAATGGTGTTACCTAACCGGCCCTGCCCGTACAGGTTTCTGGCTGTAGGCGAGCCGGAAGTTGCGCCGAGCTGGTCATTGCGGGTAACACGCCCCATATCAGCCTGAAGGGCCCGCAGGTTGTCGTATTCTTCCGGGGTAAACGCCGAGGTCCCGTTCTCATAAGGGTTGCGTTCAGAGCCCCCGAGGTCAACGCCTCTCTGGAGCGCGTAGTTGTCGCCGCTCTTCCTCAGCGTCTGCCTGAACGCGGCCTCACGGTCATTCAGCCCGCGCCCGGCGGTCTCAAGCATCTGGAGGTCATTGTTCACTTCTGGCATGTACCGGAGCGCGTTTTCATAATTCTGCCGGAAGCGGGCAAGGTTATACGGGTTAAGGTTCCCGTTTTTGTCGATTGCGGCGTTGCGGGCAGCGTTCTGTGCATATCCAGTAAGAGCGTCCCTGGCTTCAGGGTCATTGTAGAATGCCCGGCTAAAAGCGTCCATAGCCTCACCGCCGGCAGGACCTTTCCGGAAATAGTTACCGGGGATAGCGGAACTGTCGAGTGCGCCGCCGTACAGCTTACTGCCTTTGCGGGACAGGGGCAGGTTTGCCCCCTGCTCGAAGTTCTCTCCGAGTGCTCGTCGATGCATGCGCGCCATCCAGAGGTTTTGTACCCCCTCAGGGG